GGCGCGCGTCCTCGCTGTCGGCGGCCGCAGTTATTCGGGGATCATGGTCAAGCTGATGATCCCGGTCGCCACCCTTCCGCAGATCAAGAAGCTCGATACGGTCGCCATCCGGTTGCGCGCGACGGACTCGGTCGACACGGTGTTTCGGGTCGGGAAGATCCTCGACCAGGACGACGGCATGTGGACCGTCGAAGCAGAAGGTTAGGAAGATGTACATCCAGGCGCAGATCATCGGGCTCGAGCAGATCCAGCAGGCGATCAAGGACGCCCCGGACCTCTCCTTTCGCTACTGCAAGCAGGAGATGGCCAAGTGCGGCGCGCGCTTTAAAAAGCGGTTTATCGCCGAGCGGCTCTCGGGGCGGCCGGGCATCAACTGGCCGGACGCCAAGCGGGCGGGCGGCGGCATGAAGACGTTTACCAGAGGGACGGACCTCGGAAGCCTGCGGTTTTCCGCGCGGCTGGCGCGGTTTCTGACGAAGCACGAAACCGGCGGCACCATTACCCCCACCAAGGGGCAGTATTTGATCATCACGGCGAACACGGCGGGCGGCGGAGGGGATCTCCTGAACGATCAGAACTATACGCCGCGCAAAATCTATCAGAGCGCCAAGCGGTCGTTTGTGATTCTGCGCCGGGTGCGGTCGGTGCGGGTGCCGGCGCGCCTCGGCTTTAAGACCTTATTTAATTCGATGACGCATACCGACTTTGTGCCGCATCTCAAGGGCGCGATGGATCGGGCGATGAAAGAAGCGTTCTCGCAAAAGGTGCGGGGTGTCCTGAATCTCGTTTCAAAGGTAGCTTAGTGCGATGAGGGCCCAATGCCGGACAGCATCCGTGAGCTCGTCATGAAGAATATCAAAACGACCCTGGCGGCGATCTCCGGCATTGCCTCGGTGCAGCGCTATCGCACTGGTGGCCAGTCCCAGGTGGCGTTTCCGATGATCATCATCCGCGAAGGCGCGGAGACCTCAAAGGATGAGCCGATCGGCAAGATCACCCATCACCTCACCGTGGATCTCCTCTTGATCGTGGTGCACGACGCCGCAACCGACGCGCGCGAGAGCGACGAGGTCATGAATAGCTTTCTCGCCGATGCGCAAAAGGCGATGTTGGCGGACCGCAGCCGCGGGGGCCATGCCGTCGACACGAAGCTCCTGGGGTCCGAGCCGTTGGATGTGGAGGATGCCAATACGGATGTCCAGCAGGTCTGCACGTGGGAAATCCAGTATCGGCATTCGAACACGGATCCGGTAATCGCATGAATACCGTCCTCCTCGTCGTCCTCATCCTGCTCCTGGTGGGCGCGTTTCCGACCTGGCCGCACAGCGCCGGCTGGGGCTATTACCCCAGCGGCGGCATCGGTCTGTTGCTGTTGGTCCTGCTGATTCTGGTGCTGACCGGACGCTTATAAAGGAGAACCCTTGAAAATCAAATTAACACCGGGAACGACCTACGTGACGAAGGATGGGGAAACCCATCATGCGGGCGGTGTAGTCGAAGTGGATGACGAGGCGGCCGAGGGATTGATCCGCACCGGGAGCGCCGTCAAATCCGATGGCTCATCCTACGAAGAGGACCGGCAGCGCCGGCAGATAGACAGAGGAGGGGTGTCCCATGGCTGAAATTAAATCACGCCGCGCCGTCGTGGCGGCCAAAATCGAATCAGTCGTCGGGACGGCCGAAACCTTGGCGGCGGCCGATGCGAACTTCCTAATCATGGACCCGAAGTTCACGGCCGACATTCCGATGTTTGATCGGAAGAATCTCGATCAGTCCATCTCGCCCTTTGCCCCGATCCCGGGCACGCAGAAGGCCACCCTGACCTTTAAGGTCGAAAACAAGGGGAGCGGCACGGCCGGCACGGCGCCGGCGATAGGCAAGCTCTTCAAGGCCTGCGGCCTGGGGGAGACGCTGGTCGCTATCACCAGCGCGACCTATGCTCCGATCTCGACCGCGTTTCCCTCCGTGACGATCGCGCTGTACAAGGACGGGCTCAAGAAGCAGATTCGCGGCGCGCGCGGGACGTTCAAGTTTTCGACCAAGGTCGGCGAGCCGATGATGGTTGAGTTTACCTTCGAAGGCGTCTACGACGGAGTGAGCGATGTCGCGATCCTGACGGGGACCGGCATTGAGACCACGATCCCGGTGCCGTTCCTGAATGTGTCGACCTTTACCGCGCTGGGCTATGCCTCGAAGATCTCGCACATCGCCATCGACATCGGCAACAAGCTCGAGATGCGCAACGATATCTCCAAGGCGGAGGGCTTCTTCGCCTGCTTAATTACCGACCGCGATCCGAAGGGGAGCCTGGATCCGGAAGAAGAGCTGGTGGCGACGGATGACCGCTACGGCAAATGGAAGCTCGGCACGTCCGGCACCATCCTGCTACCGGTCGGGGCCACGGCCGGGAACATCTGCACGATCACGGCGCCGAAGGCGATGTATACGAAATTGGCCGAGGGCGACCGCGGCGGACTCGCCGTCCTGGCGGCGGATTTCCGGCTGGTGCGTTCCGCGGCGGCCGGCAATGACGAGCTCGTGCTGGCGTACACCTAAACCATGGAACCGAAGCTCTACACGATCGCGGACAGGAAGTTTTACCAGGCGGAGCTGGTCTTCGGCCAGGAGGTCTGGCTGAGGGATCAAGTCTTTCGCGGCGTGGCGATCACCACCTTGAGCAACGAAAAGCTCATGGACATGCTCCAGCGGGACGCCATGACGTTTTTGGCGATCATCCTGATCGAGGAGGGGAAGACCCAGGCCGAGAAGGTGACGGCCGGCTTGGCGGCGACCATGGAGTTCAAGGACTGGCTCACGGCGCATGTGCGCCCGCGCGAGGTCATGGAGTACGTCCACGATTTTTTCGACCAAAACCAGCCGACGAATCTCTGGCTGCTCGCCGATCCGAAAACGCTGAGTCCCAGCGAGACGGAGACTGGATCACCGAATGCCTCGTCCTCCTTAGCGATGGCGATATAACATGTCTGCCCTACATTCTTGCCCATGTGACTCCCAGCCAGGCTGAGCCGTATATCGCCCGCCAGGGTGAGCGGCGCAGGTTCGAGCGTTCCGTCATGTCGTTTATCGGGGTGAAATGGGAACCCGAGGCCGTCCCGGCCGCGCAACGCCAGGACCAAGGCATCGGGCAATTCTGCGGGGGCTCATGCCTCAAAGAATGCACCGCGCAATTCGGACAAGCGCTCAAGCTCGCATGCAAAACATGTCCAGACTAACGGGAAGGGGCGCGTCCCGGCGCGCCTGGGGCGGGTGGGTGGAATAGGAGATTCCCATGGCTGACGCTGAAATCGCGGTCGTCCTCAAGCTCATTGCCGATCAATTTCAAAGCGGGATGAAGGAGAGCGAAAGCTCGCTGGGATCCTTCCTGGGCGTGTCGGATAGTTCGATGAAAGCCTTCGGCGCCACCGTGCTCGCGACCGGGGCCGCGCTGGTGGCGATGGCACGCGAAGCCGGCAAGGCCGTCGAAGAGTTGGAGCAACTGAGTCAGAAGACCGGCATCGCCACCCAGACCTTTCAGGAATGGTCCGTCGCGATGGCTCGAAACAGTATTGGCCCGGAGCAGATGGCGGCCGGCATGCGCGGCTTGTCGAAGGCCATGGTCGAGTCTCAGGAAGGAACTGGCCGCGGCGCGGAAGTCTTCAAGGCCCTCGGGATCAGCGCCGTGGATGCGGCCGGCCACCTGCGTGAGCCCGGACCCGTCCTCTTGGAGGTGGCCGATAAGTTCGCCGGGATGAAGGACGGCGCGGGGAAGGCTGCCTTGTCGGTCGATATTTTCAACCGCTCCGGCCTCGTCATGATTCCCTGGCTCAATCTCGGGTCCAAGGGCATCAATGATCTGAAGGAACATTCCTACGATCTCGGGACTGTGCTCGGCGATGTGAAAAACCAGAAGTTACTGGGTCTGGACGACGCCTTTGACGATGTAAGCGTGGCCGTGAAGGCCTTCAAGCAGCATCTCTCCGCGCTGATGGTGGACCTGGGTTTTGTCTCCTTCATTCAGACTGCGACTCTCGGCCTGGCGGACTTGAGTAAAGCGCTCAGTCATCCGTGGGACGTCCTCGCCACCAAAGTGGACATCGCCCAGAACAAGCTCGCGACCGCGCTGACGACCGCAGGAGGATTCTGGGCTCGCATGCTGGGGATCAAGGATAACGTCTACGCCGCCAAGTTAAAGGGGTTGGAAGAAGAAGGGGACTTGTTGTCGGGCAAGCTCAAGGGCGACGACAAACCGCGTGAAACCCCGAAGCCTGATCTACGCAAGGAAGCGCCGACGATTGCGAAAGCCCTCACCGGCGTGGGCGGCAAGTCGGAGCTCAAGACCCAGGAAGAGGAACTGAAGGCGGAGCTCGAGGGCTTTAAGGCCGTCTCCAAGGAAAAAGAACAGATCATTGCGCGGCGGATCCTGACGGAGAACCTGGACGAGCGCCATGCGGCGCAGGAGCGACTCGCGATCCGCCGGGACGAGACGGCCTCGCAGGTCCTGGCGATTCAACGGATGCTGCCGCTGCTCGAGGAGGCCCACAGGAAGGAAGTCGCCATCGCGGGCACGAATGCGGAGAAGAAGCTCGCCGCCGATGAAAACTACAAACAGAAGTTTGTGAAGTACTCGGCCGATATTCAAAAACTGCTGGATCAGGGCGTCCTGGACGAAGGCGAGGCGGCCAACAAGATTATCGCCATCGATAACAAGATGCAAGAGACCCGCGGCAAAATGATGGTGGACTACTACAAGCTGGTCGAAGACCTCCGGCACAAGAATCTGAAAGACGACGAGACCGCCGCCGCCAGCCTGGTCACCATTGGCGATATGCAGCTGCTCAACTCCGTCGAGATGGCCACGCGCAAGATCGCCTTGATCCGCGCCCAGATCGCCAGGCTCGAGGCGGAGGTGCCCAGTGCTGAGCGTGACTCGAAGATCGCCGAGAAACATGTGGATCTCGAGCAGCAGGCGGAAGTCCAGTCCAATAGCTTTGTCAAAGGCTGGGCGCGCGGGATGAAGCAGTTTACCCGGGACAGCACCGGGGCCTTCGGCCAGGCGCAGACGATGGCCCGCGACACGGCGGCCGCGATGACGAACGGGTTTCAGGGGCTCTTCTTCGATGCCATGCAGGGCAAGTTCCACTCCCTGAAAGATACGGCCACCAGCGTGCTCAGCTTCATGCAGCAGATGGCGTCAAAGATCCTCGCGCAGTGGGCGACCACGCAGATGCTCGGCGGCGAAGGCGCGGCCGGCGGCGGCGGCGGAATCATGGGCATGTTCACGAAGTTGATGGGCAGCGGGTCCGGCGGCGGATCCAGCAGTGCGGGCTTTGCGGCGGGTGAACAGATTCCTTGGCACGACATCACCCTCGCCGCATCACACGGCGGCTATGTCCGACGATTCGCAAGCGGCGGGCCGGTCGGCACCGACACGATCCCGGCCTGGCTCTCGCCCGGCGAAGGGGTCCTGTCGGCCGACAAGGGCATGCCGGCGCTCGCTCGGCTGAACGCCGGCGCCGGTGGCGGCGGGGGCGTCCATATTCACATGACCGTCAACACCCCGGACGCGAACAGCTTTCGCCATTCGTCGGATCAGATCATGCAGCAGGCGTCGGTCGCGATCGGCCGCTCCTCGAGGAATCAATGAGTAAAGTTGGTCTGCGCGAACTTGCCAAACAGAAGTACTGCCGCCCGATCATAAGCACGAGCGGCGTCCTCTGCATTGGGCCAGTAACCGAGGCTGATGTTTCTACGAGTCGGGGATTTTATATAGCACTGATAGCGTCCTGTAGCTTTGTGGAAATGAACGCCCTTGTAACCGCTATTGCTTACCGCGCGAAAGCGATGCTGTTGGTTCTGCTGCATCGAACAGGTTCTCAGATTGCTTCTGCGGTTATCAAGTTTGTTCCCGTTGATATGATCGGCCATGACACTTCTAGGTTT